TGCTGCCACTGTTTAGGACGTTCAGCCATCAATCTATCTTCAAGTTCACGCGGTTTTCTGTTTTCAGCCATTTTCAGGCCTCCATTTCAAGTTTCGCCTTGGCATATTGCTCGGGCGTTAAATTTAGTTTTTTGGCCAGACTCATTTCAGATGGATTCAAACGAACCCTCTTAGGAGCAGTTGACCTTGTAGCCGGTGCTACCACCGAGCTTTTGCGAGCGACTGGGCGCTCATTTTGTTCCGCTTCTTCCTCAAATCTCTCTGGGAAACGCTTGCGAATAGTGGCGTCTATCTTTCGATAATATTCTTGTGATGAAACCTGAACACCTTCGCGCTTGAGCTTTTCATGGAGCCCCAGAGCCAAACTGGTCATTTCTTCATCTTCTCCGAACCACTGATTTTCCTGTTGCCATGCTTGCGCGCTGGGGTCAGGACGGAACTGTGGTGCCGGCTGTGGTGCCATTTGTACAGGAGTTTCTCGCTCTTGTAAAGGCTGTGGACGAAAATTCTTTACTTTTTCCGTTTTTAAGGTTGCTTGGGTAAGACGCTCTTGCGCTTCCATGACCTTATCCGTATCGCCAGAATCATAGGCTTCACGGTATGCGCGCTTGGCCGCTTCCATCTCCATAGCAACAGCTTTCTGAACGGTCATAAGCACGTTCTTCTCACTGTTATTTAGATTGGACTTAAGACGATTGTTCTCTTGCATCATCTTTTGAGCAAAAGCAATAGCCTCTTGTTGCTCGCGTACAGCGTTTTCTTTCTCACGGCGTTCTTCGTGAGCCAGCCTCTTCATCTGGATTAGCTTCTTCTTAACCTTGGTAGAGTAATCTTCAAGCTCATCGTTATAGAGCTCTTGTTTGACTTTCTCTTCCATGGGAGGCTTATTTCGATCCTCCGCAGGAGTGTTGTCTTCTACGTCAACGATGATCTGTTCATCGGTTTGATCGTCTTCTGTGGTGACCTTTACGTCATCCTGTTCGTCTGGGAATTTAAATTCAGCCATTGTCGTTCCTTATTTACGGCGGATGCCGCGTGGATCGTCTACTACGCCTTCAACAGAATCGTCATTGATCACACGGAATTCCTTGCCGTGAATGACCAGTCGCGTTCCTGAGTTGGGTCTAATCAAGATAAAGTCACCCTTCTTGCAGTACGGGCCAGTTGGAAACCGGCTTTCGTCCTTATAGCAATCTGGGCCCATGTCTACTACAAACAACACAGTAGTCAGGGTTTCCTCAATCATGAGAGTTTCTTCCGCTTTTACGAGTCCGGACTCTCCGTATTCTTTCTCTATCTCTGGGATAGCACAAAGAATTCTGTAACCAGATGGACGGGGAAGTTGTTTAGCCTTCTCCTCTGGCTTTGTGTTCAAGATCTTGGATAAATCCACGGCCTTGGTTATGTCGAGATTGGAAATCTCACTCGTCATCGTCATTGTGTGTAATTCTTTCCTGTAGGTCTATGATGTATAAACGCGCGGTGAGTAGACCTTTAACCTCTCCGCACATTCTCCTGTACTCCGGAAAATCTTCAGCCTTACCATCGGCTATAGACATCTGAAGCTGGGATACTTTGTCATCTATCTTTGACGATAGAAGTTTTAAATACTTATCAATCATTGTTTATTCCTGACAAGTTCTGCGAGCATTCGGCGTTGTTCTGCATCAACCTCCGCCTTGTGCGCTTCTTTGGATTTTTGCAAATCCCCCTGTAAGCGGAGCAAATCAATCTCTTTCTGAGTTTGAATTCGTTCACGCTCAATCTGTTGTTGCGACTGTTTGAGCTGGGCATCGGTCGCATCTTTTTGCGCTTTGCGCTGGGCCTCTTGACCTTTGAGCTGCAGCTCTTGCTGCTGCATCTGGATCAACGGATCTTGTTGCATTGCCGCCGCTTGGGCTTGCTGGGCCTGCGCTTGGTTGGCCTGCAGTAACTGGGCGCTTGCCTGTGCAATAAGCTGCGACAGCTGCACTTCCACATCCTCTGGCAATTTCTCCTGCGGGCCGGGCAAGGGCACACCCATTTGCTTCTCTATTAACTGGCGATAATGGAAGCCTAAGTGCTCTGCAATGTGAGCCTGCATAGAAGCCATGATCATGTTGGCCTGTGGGTTCTGGCCTATGGTCTTCATGATCAATGGGTCTTGCATGAACGTCTGGTGGGTGGCAATGTGGGCTTGTTGATCTTGGTAGATAAACGCCTTCATTGGTTCACCCTTCAATGCGGCCATGTTCTCGCTGACTGGGTCTTTTGGCAGCTCATCATCAGGTAGAGGCACCAGTTTCTGGGCGTTCTTAATTCCTAAGACGTCCAGCATCTGTCTATGTAACTGTGGTAAATCATAGATCTGGGGAGCCTGTTGGGATAGCTGGATCACCGCCTGATACTGAACAATCTTCTGCGCCATCGTGGCCGCATTTGGGTCACTAACAGGGATTACATCAACTAAATCGTAATCAGACTGTTTAGCCTTACGAGATCCCTCTTCGGGCTGGTAGGAATACTCGGCCGGCGTGTAGTCCCTAATGATGTCTCTAAGAAGAGCCAGCTCTTGCTTAAATGAATAGTGAATGCGCGCCTGAACGGCAGTCATCACCTTTAACTGCCTCTCAAGGATGGCCAGTGTCGTACCAACGGGAGAGTTGGCAGACATATCGGCAACTTGTATGTCAGCTGCAGAAGCAAACTTGCGGCCTTCTTCAACAATCTTATCGAGAAGAGAAGCTAGTACCTGTGACGGCTCTTTATAGGGCAGAGCCATGATGTTTTCGGCGATAGTCCCGCTTGGTACGTCAACATCGCGCCACTCAGCTGGGCCGATTGGGGTATCGTCACCTTTAACCCGTAGACCACGGGTCTTAAAGCCACCTGGCAAGTTGGCCAGAGTCCCTGCATCCACCAATTGACGCAGAATTGACGTACCAGACTTGGCAAATGCGCCAACTAAGTGAATTAGACCAAAACAGTAGAAGCCAAAACCTGGAACGTAGCCATAGTGGACGTAATGTTGACGTTTGGTGTGAAGTTTGTCGCCTTGCTTCCAGTTTCTACGGATAGCCAGACACTTCATGCTGCCGTGCTCAACAGTCACGATGTAAGGTAGGGCGATTCCCGTAGGTTCACCGTCTTTATCGGTGTGCTCGTACCCTTCAAGGTCAAGCTCCACGTTCATTTCAAGGATTTTGTAGCGGTCATCCGACAAAGCTCGGAATCCCATCTTCTCTGCGATCTTTTTCTCTACCTCATCCAACGTGTTGTTGGGCTCTCCAAGGTCAATGTCGGCATAGAATCCAGCAACTTGTAACTTACGCAGCTCGTTCTCCGTTTTTCGCATAACGTGCGTAACGCGAGGGGACGTTTGAATGTCGGACGCACCGTAAGGCACAACCAGATCTTCAGCCGGGACGAATATTGATGTCTGTCTGTCAAAACTTGGATCAAAGTAGACTTTCTTAAAAGCATTTCCCGACAATCCTAGACCCCAGACCATTCTCTCATGCTCTGGCCTGAACTCCGTCATAACATCCGTTAATTGATAGTTCATATCATCTTGAACACGGGTGGCGGCGTCTTTTTTCTCGGGGGTTTCTTTGCCAATGATCTGGGTCTTCACCGGCCCAGCAGCGGGAAACGTGCTCATCATGATTTCAGCTTGGAATTTAACCAAAGCTTCAGACAATAATGGGTGGTAAACACCGCAAGCACCAATCCAAGGGTCTGCTCGCTCTTCAATATTCATCCCCAAGAGCTCCAAACCGACTACATAGGTCTGCATCAAGTCTTTGCTTGAGTTGACATCATCATCATAGTCACCAACCAAGTCAGTCACGATCCCAGTGACTACTGATTCGTCTAAATAGTCTACTAAGTTGGCGTCAAAATCGTCTTCTTCACTACCATCAATGGTAATTTCCATGCCACCCATGTTAATTGTCACTTCTTCTGGGTCAACAATCTCAATTTCTATACCCTGATCGTCTTCTGATTCGGGCATTAGGGCTTCAATACCCTCTGGCGCAGCGTAAAGTGATTTTTCAATGGACATATGTATCCTTAGTAGTAAGAAACCTTGCGTCTAAACGAGCGAACTTCGTCCTCTTCGTCTGTCTGCAAGCGTATAAACCCGCCTTTTCTGAACCTTATCAGAGCCTGCGTAGAAGAGTCAACCAAGTCATCGTGGTCTGAGTTAGGAAACGCAGCCATTTCTTCCATTAACTCATCAGCCCAGCGCGTAGGTGGCGCCCAAACCTTTCCACTGGCAAATAAATCAGATACAGAATTGATCCTCACCATCTTATCATTACCTCTAGACGGTGTAAACTCTTGAACAGGAATTCCCATTGCCCGAAGTTCATAAATCAACGGCGCTCCGGACGCTTTAGCCTCAACGATAAACGCATCTGGCTCCCACTCTTTATAGTGGTTAAAGGCTTTCTCTTTTAACTCTGGGAATTCCATGCGCTTTTTAAACGCATCAAGCAAAATAATATTTGCATCGTTCTGGTTCTCATTCAAATAGAAAACCCCCCAAGTCGTACAGGCCGAATAGTCTGATCTCTCATTCTTAGTAAACGCCGTATCCCAAGACTGGATTACAAACTCACACTTAGGTGGGTCTTCTTGTGTCCATTCTTTCCACCACTCCCGTTTAACAATAGCGCCTTGTTCGCTGGTAGGGCTTTGTTGGTACTGGGCGTTCCATTTAGCCGCAGGCAGTTCAGACTGTAGGGCGTGGAGCTCTTCTAGGCTCCAAAACTCTGGCCATAAGGG